TGGTGCCCGCGGGGCGCTTCGTGAATGCCGGGCCCAAGTATCGTGCCGAGCTGATCGCCCGCACCGAGACCAAATATGCCCAGAACGTCAGCTCCGTCCTGGCCTACCGCCAGAGCCCGGCGGTGATAGCGGTGCAAGTGCTGGACGCTCAGCTTGGGCCCACGGATGAGGAGTGCGAGCTGTTAGACGGGCGGGTGGTGAGCCTGGACGAGGCGGAGCGGCTGGCGGAGGAGGAGCACCCCAACGGCACTCGCAACTTTGCCCCGGTGACCCGCTGATGGCGCTGATGGTGAAGGCCTATGCCCTGCGCTGCCCCACCTGCGGGCGGTTCCTAGCGGAGGTGGAGGGCATCGCCCGCCTGGTCTGCCGCGACTGCGGCCACGAGCTGGTCTTCATCCCCAAGGGGCGGCGCATTGTGCCTGGGGGTCTTGACAAGGGGTGGCAAGCTGATATCATAGAGACAACCGAATAAGCGGCTCATTCTAACGAGCCAGACGACGGCCCCTTGCGCCAGATTTCGGGCCTCAGGCGCAGGGGGCTGTTTTGTCTTTGGAGCGCAAGAGCATAAAGCTCGACCTGCCGCCTGACCGCCCCGAGGGCTCGGTGGTGGCGGTCTTCTCCCGCTTCAACGTCGTCGATGCCGATGGCGACGTGACGCTGCCCACTGCCTTCGAGGACGGGGCCCCAGTGCGTATCGCCTCCTGGGGACATAAGTGGGCGGACTTGCCGGTGGGGAAGGGGCGCGTCGTGGTCACGCCCGAGGCGGCCCTTCTGGATGGTCAGTTCTTCCTGGACACCACTCCAGGCCGTGAGACCTACCTGACGGTCAAGAACCTGGGCGACCTGCAGGAGTGGAGTTACGGCTTTGAGGTGCTGGAGTCGGAGTATGGCCAGTTCAACGGGCAGCAGGTGCGGTTCCTGAAGAGGCTGCGGGTATTCGAAGTCTCGCCCGTCCTGGTGGGGGCGGGGGTGGGCACTATGACGGTGGCTATCAAGGGGGCCAAGGGCCGCCCTGTCCCGTCCCACAACACCGACAAAGCCCCGGAGGACGAGCGCTGGAGCCGTCCTACCCTTGGCGACTTCACGGACTCCCTCTTCGAGGACCTGCCCGAGCGGGAGAGGACGCGCATCGGGCAGCACTTTGCCTGGGCCGCCACCTGGCCGCCCGAACGCTACGGCGACCTCAAGCTACCCCACCACAGGCCCAGTCAGTCGGGGGTAGGGCCTGTGGTCTGGAACGGCGTGCGGGCTGCCATGGGGGTGTTGTTCGGGGCCCGCGGTGGGGCGGACATCCCCTCGGAGGACGAGCGCGGGGTGTACAACCACCTGGCGGCGCACTATCGGCAGTTCGACAAGGAGCCGCCGGAGTTCGACGACCTGGACGGGGGGCGGGTGCTCTACGCAGCCCACCTGCTGGACGAGGCGGGCATCCAGCTCGTGGCCCTCAAGGCGGGGCTGAAAGAGGGGCGGGTGCTGTCCTCGGCCAACTGGGAGCGGCTGGCGCGGATGCTGCAGGCCATCAAGGAGGCACTGGCCGACATCGAGGAGCTGCTGGAGAGCACGAGGCCTCCGGAGAAGGCGATGCGGGAGGAGCTTATGCGGCAGTTCATGCGCTACGAGAGGCTGCGGGCCGATCTGGCCCGAATCGGCTGAAGGAGGGAAGGGAGATGACCACGACCAAGCGGGAGCTGCTGGAGGAGTACGAGGCCAAGGCCAAGCGCCTGCACCAGGTGTTCGAGGAGGCGGGGCCTGAGCTGGACTTGACCAGGGTCAAGAGCCTGGATGGGGACACTCAGGCCAAGGCCCAGGCCATCCGCGCCATGAACGACGAGCTGGCTGCCCTCAAGCGCCAGATCGAGGAGCTGGAGGAGCTGGAGCGGGCCAAGGAGAGCGTTAAGGAGGGGCTGTCGTGGCTGCGGCAGCCGTCGGGCGGGGTGCCCCACCCGGCCGGCGGCTCCGGGGCGCCGGCTCCCCAGAAGAGCTTGGGCGAGTGGGTGGTAGGCGCCGCGGCCTTCCAGCAGTACGTCAAGGCCAGGCCCGGGGGCTCCGTCGTCCTGGAGTTCGAGGAGTTCGAGGTGAAGGCGCTCTTCGACGAGGTGTCTGGCTTCCCGCCAGAGGTCACTCGCACAGGGCGGCTGGTGGAGTTCCCCCACCGGCCCATCCAGGTGCTGGACCTGATCCCTACGACCACCACCAGCCAAATCGCCGTGGCCTATATGGAGGAGACCACCAGTACCAACACCGCCGCTGAGGTGGTGGAGGGCGGTGTTTACCCCGAGGCAGCCTTCGCCTTCACCGAGCGCTCCAGCCCCGTGCGCAAGGTGGCCGTCTACTTGCCTGTGACGGACGAGGTGCTGGAGGACGTGGCGCGGGTCCAGGACATCATCAACAACCGCCTGACCTTCTTCCTGCGCCAGCGGCTGGACAACCAGGTGCTGAACGGCGACGGCACCCCTCCCAACCTCCGCGGCATCCTGAACACCTCGGGTATCCAGACCCAGGCGAAGGGGACCGACCCTACGCCGGACGCCATCTACAAGGCCATGACCAAGGTCAGGGTGACCGGCCGGGCGACGCCGGGCGCAGTGGTGATGCACCCCAACGACTGGCAGGAGGTGCGCCTGCTGCGGACGGCCGACGGTGTCTACATCTGGGGCTCGCCCTCGGAGGCTGGCCCGGAGCGCATCTGGGGGCTGCCGGTCGTGCAGACGGAGGTCATCCCCGAGGGCACCGCCCTGGTGGGGGACTTCCGCAACTTCAGCGAGCTGGCGGTGCGGCGGGGTATCACTGTCGAGGTGGGGTTCATCAACGACGACTTCGTGAAGGGCAGGAAGGCCATCCGCGCCGATATCCGGGCCGCCTTCGTGGTCTACCGGCCCGCCGCTTTCTGCACTGTGACGGGCATCTAGAGGTGACGAGATGAGCGTGATAAGCGGCGGCAACGTCATTCGCGCCAGCGCTGGCGCGGTGGGGGTGAAGCCGCGCACTTATTACGGACACGGCGCCCCTGATGCCACCACCTACGCCGGCGTGAGGCAGGTGGGCGAGTTCTATGTGGACGTGGACACAGGCAACCTCTACGAGTACACGGAGCCGGGCGGCACGCCCACCTGGACGCGCATTGACACGGTGTGATGGGCATCGAGGTACGCAGGCTGAGGGAGGCGCAGAAGATGCCGACAGTGAAGCTGGACCGGCGGCTGTGGCTGACGGCTGACGGCAGCCGGCTGGTGGAGGACGGGGACCCCGAGGCGGCCTTCCTCTGGGCAGCGCCCGGCGATGAGGTGGACGCTGCGGAGCTGGAGCAGCTGCTGGGCAAGAAGGCCAAGCGGAAGGCCGAGGACAAGGCCGTCAAGGGGCCTGCTGAGGACAAGACTGCAACTGAGGGTGAGGTGGTATGAAGCGAGTCGCTGACCTGGCATACCACGCGCTTTCTGGCAACGACACCGACCCCACGGTGACGGAGATAAGTCGGGGGACGGTGACGGCTGCTCTCACGGGCGTCGCCAACATCGCGCTGCTGTTCCTGCCTATCCCCGAATCCCAGAAGGCGACCATCATGGCGTCCATCAGCCCCAGCATCGTGCTGGTAGCAGCGGTGCTGTGGGGCTACTACGACCGGCTGCTGCGCAAGGTGACGGAGGACGCAGCGGGGGCCTACCGCGATGGCGCTGCTGACGGTCAGTGAGCTGCGGCAGCATCTGGAGACTGACCTGAGCGACCAGGCGCTCCAGCGGCTGCTGGACGATGCTGACGCTGAGGTGGTGCGGCGTTACGGACCTCACCCACCAGGGCCGGCTGTGGAGACCCACGTAGGTGGCAATAAATACGTCTTCCTCCGTCAGCGGGCGGCCGCGATCCAGTCCGTCACCGAGACGGTGCGCAACGTGACCACCGTGCTGTCGTCGGACGACTATCGCGCCCTGGGGGACGGTCGCTATCTGGAGCGGTTGGCTTCGGGGTCCAACCCACGGGTCTACTGGGGCGACTTCGTGACGGTGACCTTCGAGCCCTATGACGACCGCCCTCAGCGGCGGCGGGCCATCATCGACCTGGTGCGGCTGGCGCTGGAGTACAACGCCCTGGAGTCGGTGGGCGTGGGCGACTACTCGGCCGACTCTCTTGACTACCAGCGCGAGCGGCGGAGACTGCTGGCCGAGCTGAGTCGGGGGATGACGCTGTCATGAGCGCCAGGAGTCAGATGGTGCACCGTGCTGTCATCGAGAGGGATATGAGCACGGGGAGCGACCCCTACGGGCAGCCTGTGCCACCGTCCTGGCAGGTGCGGCATACCGCTCTCCCCTGCTACTTCTGGACGGAGGCGGAGCGGGAGTTGGAGGGGCGGGTGAACGCCATCGTCTCGGACCACCGGATGCTCGTGCCCAAGGGGGCCGATGTTGAGCAGGGCGACCGGGTGGTGGCCGTGCAGGACCGCCTCGGGCAGCCGCTCCTGGAGCGGGCGATGGCGGTGGCAGGCATTATCCCCCGCCGTGACCACAAGGTGCTGTTGCTGGAGGGGGTGGCATAGTGGTCAGGGGCCGGCTGGACTGGCGAGGTAGGGAGATGGAGCAGCGGGTGGAGCTGGCCTGCCGCATCGCCATCGACGAGACGATGGCCGAGGCGGTGCGTGAGGCTAAGGTGAGGACGCCAGTAAAGACGGGGACGCTCCAGGGATCCATCCGCTTCGAGCCGGCGCAGCGAGAGGGCGGTCGCGTGGTGGGGCGCTGGGGCAGCTTCGATGTCAACTATGCCCTCTTTGTTGAGATGGGCCACCACACCCGCAGCGGGTCGTTCGTGCCGGGGCGCTTCATGCTGCGGCAAGGGGCGGACATCGCTTACCCCAAGCTGCGGGATAGGCTGCGGAGGGCCCTCGGGTGAAGACGCTCGTGGGCTTCCACCTAATCATCGATGGCCAGGCCCGGCAGCGACGCCCGGGCTGGACGCTGGGCGACCTGCGCAGCCTGCTGGAGGAGCTGGTGTCCCTGACGGGCCTGACGGTTGTATCGGGCCCGCACCTGCAACGACATGGACAGTGGCTCATCGGCATGACCATCATCGCCGAGAGCCACGTCAGTGCTCATCTGGACTGCGAGTGGGGCCAGGCATATGTGGACGTATTCTCGTGCCGCCCATTCGACTATGTGAGAATCCCACACGTCGTGGCGCGGCGGCTGGACCTGGTGCGCTACCAGCACCAGTACATCGAGAGGGTGAGCGATGCGCCCTGACCCCGTGGAGGCCCTAGTGGCCTACATCAAGGCCGACGTCCAGGTAGCGGCGCTGGCGGCAGGGCGGGTCTACGGCGCCGAGCTGCCCCCGCAGGAGGCAGCCCAGATGCCCCGCAAGGCTGTAGTGGTGACGGCGGCTGGCGGGGGAGCGACCGGTCCAGGCGCTCGCAGCTACCTGACGGTGAGCACCGTGCGGGTGGACGTGCGCTGCTACGGCGAGACGCAGTACGAAGCAATGCGGCTCTGGCGGGCGGTGCACGGGGCCCTGAAGGGGCTGGGGCGGCGGGTGCAGGGGCAGGCGCTCGTGCACGCCGTCTACGAAGAGGCGGGCCCGCTCCAGACGCGGGACCCGGAGGTGGGGTGGCCACAGGTGCTATCGGTCTGGGAGGCGCTAGTGGCCGAGATGGCAATCGCATGAGGAGGTAGGACGAGATGGCGACTGAGCCCTTTGAGCTGGTGGTAAGCCCGTTCCAGGTCTATGTGGCGCCGGTGGGAACGAGCTTCCCGCTCGTGAGTGCGGCCCCGTCGACTCCTTGGGTGCTGCTGGCTGCCCAGGAGGACCAGGACGAGGATGGGCTGACGGTGACGTTCGAGCAGAACATCGAGGTATTCCGCGGCCAGGACACGGCGGTGCTGAAGGCGTGGCGTACCGAGGAGGACGTGACCATCGCCTTCAACGTGGCGAGTTATCTTATCGAGAACGTGGCCAAGGCGCTGAACGACGTCACCGTCACGGACGTAGCGGCGGGCACGGGCACGCCGGGGTACCGTCACATCCCGCTCCTGCGGGGGCCGGACGTGGCGCTGGTGGCTCTCCTGGTACGCGGGCAGGAGGCAAGCCCATATGGGGCCGGCTACAACGTCCAGTACGAGATCCCGCGGGCCTACAACTCCGCCAACATCGAGATAACCCACAGCAAGTCTGGGGTGGCGCTGGTGCGGTTCGAGTTCAAGGCGGTGAAGGATCCCACTGCCGGCTACGGGCGCCTGGTGATGCAGGACGCCGCGCCAGCATAGGAGGGATGAACGCGTGGGCAGCGGGATAGCAGCATCCCTGAGCCAGGTAGCGGCACGGTTGCGGGCCGAGGCCCGCGAACACAAGCGCATGGAGTTCTACCACCGCCGCCGGGCGAGAGAGCTGATGGCCCAGCTGGACGAACTGCGAGAGGTCTGCCGCCGGCTGGGCATAGAGCTGGTCATTACAGAGCCGGGAGGCAGAGACGATGGCTACGAGCGACAGCGCTGACCCTCTCTTGACCCTCACCACGCTGGAGCCTGAGCGCCCGGTCGTGGTCATCGACGGTGTGCGCTATCACTTGGCGCTTCCCGACGACTTCAGCGTGGTGGACCATGCGCGTCTGCTCCGGATACAGCGCCGGGTGCAACGCCTGACGGAGGACGACCTGACCGAGGAGGAGGCGGCGGAGGCAGCCCGAGCGCTGCGTGAGCTGGCGCGAATGATACTGCCCGATTGCCCCGAGGACGTGCTGGGGCGGCTCAAGGACGGGCAGCTGGTGAGGCTGGTGGGGGTTTTTACTCAGGCGGTGGGGGGAG